AAATCACCACCACCATTCTTGAAGTTGCCGTCATCCCACACGTTATAGGTCGAGGTCGACCCATCGCACGGGATTACCATCGCCCGGGGCGGCGCGCCAGATTCGTCGGTGACCGAGTAGAAGACCGGCGCAGCGCCGTTCTTGCACACCCCAATGCGGCGATTCCCGTTGAGGGTAACCACCAGCTTGCTGAATGCGCCCTTGATCTTGACCGAGCCGACGTTGGAGCCGTAAGTCTCGCCCTTTGGCGCTTGCAGGAGTGGCGTGAACTGCGCTGAGTTGGCGACCGTCGCGCCACTGTAGAGCCCTATCGCCGAATCGGCCCCGACCTGAATCTTGTTCGGCAGCGTCACAAGCGCCGGCGGCTGACCAGTGACGGCTAGGACGTTGCCGGACGATGCGATGTAAGGAGCCTCGCCCATCGCCTCTACCCACCGCACTTCGACGAATCGAGTCGCGTGAGGCAGACCTGTGAACAAGGTGTAAACCGATGCAGTGTTGGAGGCCGCAGAGAATGCACCCCCATCGATAGCTACCTCCATCGACCCGGCGTTATCGCCGAAATCGGTGGGGTTGGTCAGCTTCGCCTCGGTCCCCGTGACCCAGCCAGACCAGAGCGTCAGTGCGCCGCGAGCATAAATGCGTGCGGCGTTCTTCGTGGTGCTGACGGGCCCAGTGAACCCGGGCGAAACCTGTGCTGATGTGAAATTGACCGTCGTAGGGGCTGGCAATGCCGCAGCCCCGCCATTGGCGCCGACGCCTTTGACGCCGCGCCATACATCCAGACCCAGGCCGATCATCAGTACATCGCCACGATGTTGGTTGCGGTGGTGCCGGTGCTCATCACTTTCTTTGCGCGAACAGCCAAGGTCTGGCCGGCAGAGACCGCGACAAACACGACAGCGGCAGTGTTATCTTCCGCGACGATGGCAATGTTGCCGGCCGCGCCGATGTACAGCGCCCGAGGCAGCGGCGTCAGGACGGTGGTGTCACTCGGGGTTACGGAATACAGTCCTGCTGCTGGGCTGCTCAAGGTTCTGGACATGGCGGCGATCCTTTTGGTTAGGCTTCTTTCCAGCCCATGCGCTTGTGGTCAGCAAGGCAGGTCGGATGAACGTCGATGGTTTCGCCGCCTTTGGTGACCGCGATCAGATGGGAGTTATCCACCTCTTCTTCGTCAGGCTTATTGGCTGCTGCATCCAGCGCCTCTTGGGCCTTTGTGTTGAATGCTGCCCGCTCATCGGCCGACAGCTGATTGAATTCGTCAGCCTTCAGGCCGCTCAGTTCGATGGCCTTTTCCAGCAAGGCCTTTGCCGCTTTTTGCTCTTTGGTCAAACCAGCCATGATTCACTTCCTCTTGAGTAGCTGAGGGCCGAAGCCCCCAGCCAGGTGCAGGCCTTAGCCCATGACGACGGCGACGTGCTCGCCCTGAACGACTTTGAAGCCGTAGGCGATGTGCAGCTGCCAGGTGGTCATGCCGTAACCAGCGATTTGCAGCAGGAGGTAAGTCATGCCGAATTTGTCGCTGATCATGGTCTGGGTGATGATCGGGTTGGCCGGGATGATCGGTGCGCGCATCACGCCCACAACAGCCGAGCGCTCGAACGCGAGGTTCGGCACGTAGTTGTTGCCAATGGTCATGGCGTTGGCAGTCGGAATCACAATCTGGGCGCCTGGGCGACCGAGGGTGATGGTGCCCGGAGCGGCCACACCGTTGTTCACGACGTACTTGTTCGCAGTGTCAGCCGCGAAAGTCACCACGTCGCCGCCCAGCACAGTGCCGGAACCGGTTACCAGAGCAACGCTTGGCACGTCGATGCCGGTCGAGCCGGAAGTCACGTAAGCGGTGCCGGTGCCCTTGGTGTGCGCGGTGATACCGGCAGACTCACGGATCTGGAAGCCGAACTGACGCAGCAGGTCGCCGGAACGACGCTCAGCATCCGAGCCAGCCTGATAGGCCTGCTGGATGATGCCGAGTTTGCGAGCCGAGGTGCCAGCGCTCGAGTCGATGCAGAGTTGCAGGTCGGCCATCGGGGCGCCGTTGTCGAACAGCACCTTGCGCACGTCAGGGATGATGTTGATGTCCGAGGCGAACGGGTTGGTGCCCGCAGTACCGACGGCACGGGTAGCGCCGACCTTGATCGCGGTGCAGGCAGCGACTTCAGCCTTGTTACGCAGAGCACGCATGCCCTGAGCAACCATCTGGCGCACCCACTCTTTGTCGGAGCCGGCGTTTTCCAGCGACTTAATCTGCTCGCCGGTCAGGTTCCAGTCGACGTAGTCGGTGTTGGTGATCGAGACGGACACGCCGTCAGCGGTCGCGTCGTCGCCGGTTGGCATCGCCATCGACGGGGTGAAGGACTTGACGGCACGGATCGGTGCGACCGGAACCTTGACTGCGTCACCAACGGCAACGCCTTTGTCGTCAAAGTCAGCAGTGATCGCGGAGATCACACCGAACGGTTCGTTGGATACTTCCTGGGCGGCGCTGTAGAGAACCGGCTGGAGAGCGGTGAAGATGTTGGCCATGTGGCGGTTTCCTTATGGCAATAAAAAACCCGCACACGGCGGGCCTGGGAGTTGGGTTGTGTTGATCAGCCTTTGATGGTGACGCCGCTATCCATCGCTGCTGCCCGCTGCTTGGCAGGGAGCGCATCGAAGTCAGACTGAGTCATCACCTTGGAGCCATTCCCGCCACCGTGGCCCGCGCCGCCGCCGTTACCGGAAGCAGGGAACCAATGAGGGCGGGAGTCCTTCATTTCCGCGAACCACTCCTTGAGGGTCAGCGGCTTGCCGTCTTTGCCGTACTTGCCCTCGCGGGCGATGGGGTTTCCGTCGTCGTCCAGCTCGAAGTCACGAGCGGCGGCGAGCATGGCGTCCTCCATGGCGTACTTGTGCACGCCAGCTTCGGAGGCAGCTCCGACCACTTCACCCTTCAGAACGCGGGACGCGAACTTCTCGGTGCGGCTGGATGCGTTGGTTGCAGCTTCTTGGGCAGCCTTCAGGTCTTTCTCGAAGCCGGCCTTCATGCGGTCAGCACGCTTGGCCAGGACGGTGTCAATGTCACCCTTGGCAATCAGCTGGGCCTCTTCGTCGTTCGCAAACTTCGAGAGGATGCCGCGCACTGCTTCAGGGTCGATGCCTTCGAAGGACTTCAGCTTGTCGCTGGTCTCTTTGAATTTGCCCAGCAGTTCAGAGTTCTTGGTCTTCAGGCCGGTTACAGCCTCACCAACGCGAGCGTCGATGATTGCCTGAAGCTCTGGAGTGATTTCCGGGCCTGACCCGCCACCACCGCCACCATTACCACCCTCGCCGCCACCCTCTTCCGCCATCAGCGGATACCACTTGCCGAAAATAAACATCTGCTAACCCCTTGGGTCTGTTGGCCGCCTGGCGGCAATAAAAAGCCCCGTCATTGACGAAGCTGTGTGAATTGCACCCATAAAAAAGCCCCAGCGAATGCCAGGGCTGTTTGAATTCGTTTTCATCTAGTTTGCTTTGCAGGGATCCCGCTTCATCCAGTCTGGAAGCTCAACCCAATAATCGCCTTTGCTCATGCTGATGTAGCCATCAGGAAGCCCCTCACCAACGACATAACCGTCGCTGTAGGTTCCGGCGCGCAGCCCGTTGAATCGCGTGCTGACGCAAACCTGCATGCCGTCTTCCGGCTTCTGCTCTGGCCACTCGTTCATAGCACCACCCTCTCCCCATTCAGCAGGCACCCAACGCACAGCAGAACCTTCGTCCCGCCAGTTGGCTTGCCGCTCTTCATCAGGACGCCGATCTTGGACTCGATGACCTCGCGCCCGCCGCAGCGATGGCACTGGACCATAGCCTCAGGCTTCGGCATCGCACGCACACGCTTACGCACCTGCTCGGCCGGGGTATCCGGTGGAGCGGTGCCGTCGATTACGTGGAAGCGGGATTTGTCGGTCATGCCGCGATCTTATCAAACGCAGCCGCATCACGGGCACGCATCTGGTCCAGGGTCATCCACTCGCCTGTCGGCGTGTAGAAGTCCTCCAGATCCAGCTTGCCATCCTTCAGCAGCTGAGCGCGCACAGGGCCAAGCACCTCGATCTTGCGAGCGTCCGACTGGCGGTTGAGCCATTCGCTGTAGGTGGTGTTGCCCGGCACCTGGCCGTCCATGCTTGCTCGCTGGGCCGGGGTCATCTCCTCGATGCCTATCCCGAGCTCCTTCCAGCTTTTGGTCACGGCTGCCGATGTCGACCGGCAGCACCAGTGAATCTTGCCGGGGCCTTGCAGCCAAGGCACTTTGTGACCGATGGGCTTGTGGGTGACCACGGTGTACTGAAGCTGGTCACGGATGCGGCACATCGGCGATGTCTTGTTGTCGAGCGTGGACACCCAGCGTTCGGCCTTGATGACCTCATCATTGGCCTTGTTGAATTCATCCCGCGCAGTCGCCGCAGTGTGGCTGACCGCCGTCCTGACGACCGCTGCAAGGTCTTTGCGGGGCCGCTCAAGGAAGCCGTCAGCGTACCCAGTAGCCCGAGAGCCACGAATGCTGCGAATGATCTGGTCAGTCGTCTTGCCTTCGAGGTAACCGGTGCGGATGGCGTTCCTGACCTTGACCATGCGGTCGACGGCGATCTCCTTGCCCCAGTCCTTCAGCAACCTGCCTTGGAATGGGCGGGATAGCGCAGCGGCATAGGCCTGTTCGGCGCTGACACTGGCAATCGGGAAACGGACCTGCACCGGATCGGGGATAGCCGACTCGAACAGGGCCTGCTGCCAGCTCGCCTCGTAACCAGCCAGGTCCTTCAGGTCGTCCTGTAGCGCTTGGGCGACAGTCGCATAGGCCTGAGTGTTGATCAGCCTGACCTGATCCAGCAACAGCTCCAGGCGCTCAACTGTGAAGGACTCGGCCGGCAGCCGCTCCAGTGCCGAGGCCAGCGCCGCCGAAAGATCCGCATCGGACCGGTTCAGCAGCGCAATGATGCGCCGGACCACGCCAACCTTGTACTTTTCGAGGCTGACGCTGTGAGCAATCTGCTCGTCCTCGATCACCTGGTTGACGTTTGGCATTTACAGCGCTCCGAGTGCCGGGCCTTCTGCTGGCCCCTGTGTCGCGATCTTGGCCTTCTCCTCCTCCCACTCGATGTCCTGCGACAGCACATTGCGGCGCTGAAGCTCGGAAAACAGCGTCTCGTCGGAGATCTTGCCCTGGGTGGCGAGGCTCAGCAGCAGCGGCAGAGTAGTTTCGGGGATGAAGTCCGAATCGAAGTTGCCATTGACCTGGACGTGCCCGCCCTCGCCTTCAGCGGTGAACTCGGCAAAGAACTGAAGCACCTGATCCAGCGTGTCTTCCAACTGGCTGGCCATGGTTTGCAGCGGGCTCAACTCCTGAGCTGCCTCATCCTCGGCCTGGGTCGCGGTCTTCACCGCCTGCTTCTCCTTCTGGAGCAGCTTGGCGCCGGCGATCCGCATCTGGTCTTCGAGGTCAGTCAGTGAAGCCTGGCCAGCCTCAATCGACTTGCCGGTGTGCTCCACCCACTTCATGTCGCCGTCTTTCGGCAATTTAGTGGCAGAAGCCGTCCCGACTTTCAGCTCCCACGTATCGTCATCGATCCCGATGATCGCCAGCATCGGCACCCGAGCGACGTGCAGGATGTTGTCCTGATCGCTCTGCGAC